GCTCCTGGAGTACCACTTACCGCTGGTTTCTGGAGAATATCCAGCCTTTGCATGACCCCGTACCCGCCAAAGGCTCCTTGTGGCTGTGGGAGTGGAAAGGACTATGAACATCGTCGAATTCGTAAAGGCGGTCCGCAAGATGCGCTCGGCGCAGAAAGCCTATTTCAAGACCGGGCTGCAATCCGACCTGGTGGCTGCCAGGCAATTGGAGGCGGTCGTAGATAAAGCCCTGGCCGATGGCGTGATTCTGCGAGTGCAGGAGAATATTAGCGAACTCACCGAAGAAGACAAAGCATGGGTTGATAATCGTCCCTTACCCGGCGAGCAGGAAGGGCTTGACTTGTCTGGCAGTCAGCGGCCTACTGATGCCCCACCCCCGGCCCCTCCCCATTTGCAAGGACAGCAAATGGAGAGGGGAGAAAAAGGATAACAATGAAGAAGATCACGGTCGAGAAGGTCATTTTATTCCTGGCTGCCGGGTTCGCGGCCTACAACTTTGGCCTGGCCGGCGGCTACATCGAAGGCACGTCCATCAGTATTGGCGGCCTGACGGCCGGCGTGGTCGTCAACGTGAGCCTGGCGATCGCTGCCAGCCGGTACGGGTCGCTGAAGGGCGACAAACGCACCCGGCAGGCCCGGGCCGCTTTTTATGCCATGCTGCTGTTGTCGCCCATCCTGGTCTCTCCGGTGGTGTTCTACCGCCTGCCAGAGACGTTCCTGGGGCATTGGATCGCCCGGGCGGTCTGGGCGGTGGCCTGGCCGCTGGCGGCTGACCTGGCCATTGTCCTGGCCGGCGCGGTGAGCGGCAAGGGGCTGATCAGCCCGGGAGACGAGGCGCAAGCCGCAGGTTCTGCGGGCAGGCTGCGGGTCCCTGCGGCGCAGGCTGCGGCGCAGGCTGCGGGCTCTGCGGGCAGGCTGCGGGCAGAAATGTCGCAGGCTGCGAAAGTCTACGAGTGCCCGGTCGCAGGCTGCGGGTATTCTACGGGCAGCCAGCCGGCCTTTGCGGCGCACAGCAGCCACCACCGGCGCAAAGAGCGCCGGGCCGCGTTGGAAGCCGAATTCTTTGCCAAGGCGAAGCCATGAGCGAGACCCTGACGATCCCCCCAAAACGCAAGACGTTTTATCAAGCGCTCTGGTCCCGCTGGTTGATCGTGCTGATGATTGTCTTCGACCTGCAGCGGGTGCGTCGTGGGCCTGTTGCCGTGGAAACGGTGGCGGCGCACCTGCCGATCCGGGACCTGAAGACCGTGCGCGGTTATTTGCGCGACCTAAGCGTCCGCGGGCTGCTGGCGGCCGTCCAGCCTGGGCGGTGGCTGTTGACGGATACGGGGGTGTTGGTCGTCGAACGGGCCGCCGGCTGGCTGGCGGAGGCCGACCCGGAGAAGGACCTGCCTGATTTCGCGAGGGGGGAAATCCCCCCCTTGATTGATGATGATGACTCTATCTCTTTAATTAAAGATATAGAGTCATCATCATCCTCAGAGGGGGGAAATCCCCCCTCTGAGACCGGCAAGGGAGCAGAAAACACCCGCATCCTGGATGCGACCGCCCTGTTGTTTGCCGACTGTGGCGGCGCAATTTCGACGGAGGGACTGGGCCAGGCGTTGGATTATTTCGAGCCGGAGTGGGTGCTGCAATGGATTGCCAAAGCGTGGGCGGACCGGCGGACAGAGACACGTCCCCGCGGGCTGGTCAACCCGCAAGGGTTGGTCTACCAGCGGTTGCGGACGCTGACGATTCCACCCAGCGTTATCGTCATGCAAAATCCGGTCAGCAGCCTGCCGGACGCATACCTGGATGCCATTGGGCGGTATTCCCGCACCTGCGACCGGTGTCATGCGGCCTTTACCAGCCTGAAGGCTTATGAGGAACATGAGCGGCCATGCTTGTTTACTCAAATCCCGGAAGAGGAAGAAGACGACCTAGAACCTTTATCTCCCGACGAAACGGTGCGGCAATTGATCACTGAAACGACGACGGCAGAAATGGCCTGGGCGTCTGCTCTCGATCAGTTGCAACGAGAGATGCCGAAGGCGTCCTTCGACACCTGGGTGCGTGACACTGTGGCGATGCACTACGAGGATGGCAAGTTCAGCATCGGTGTACGCAACGGATTTACTCGTGACTGGCTGGAAAGCCGGTTGACGAGTACCGTAACCAGGTTATTGATGGGGATTTGCGATCGGGATGTGTGTGTGGAGTTCATGGCGGCTGGAGAGTTTGCGGAGGACGAGGAGGAATGATATGAAAAGATGCGATTATTGTAATGGGCTCCGGTTCGTTCGGAACTTACGCGGCGGATTGGAATGTGCCGGGCGCGGCGCGCCCGCGCCAGAAGGCGCCTGCGAGGCAAAGATTGCGCAGCCATTGGCGCCGGTCGCCATTTTGAAATATCCGGGTGTATTGAGCGCGGCAGCCATTACTAATCTCAAGCAGGCCTGGAACGATGTGTTTCCGGGGCAACGGGTCATCATCTTGGAGGAAGGGCTGGATGTGACGTTTTTGGGAGGCTTCCATGCCGGCCAATGAGCGCAGGTTTTGGCCGCGGCAGGAAGTCCATGTCCACGTGCTGGGGGAGGTGGTGTGGACTCACGTTGGGCAGACATGGGTGAGGGCATTGGCGCTGTACGAGGAATCGGTGGAGAGGGATGCTCTTCCAGAGACTCTCCCGACACTACGATGCAATGCGATGATCGGCGATTCGGATGGAATATTCTGCACGATTTGCGAGCGGCCAATTACTGACTGGAAAATTGGCGAGGATACGCTGGATGCGCTGCTGAACAGGATCACGTCAACGTGATGTATAATCATCTTTGAAAGGAGGACCCAACAGCCTAATATTATTTGCAGCCCTTGGTGTAGACCGAGGGAGATTGTCGGAAGTGATGGCGTCGGCTGTTTATGTTTCCCGCTTGAAAGGAGCGGATCCTATGAAGAATAAACTGTTTGTTTCCGTGTTCGCGGCTGCCATTTTGGTTGCGCTGGCAGCGTTCGTCTTCTGGCCGATGCCGGCAGTCCAGGCTGGGCCGGCTGTTGTCCTGGAGCCTGTCCCAGCAGACGTGCTCAATATCACGGTCACCATCATGCTGGGCTTCGCATCGTTGTACGGCGTAAGCAAGCTGATCGCCGCGTTGATCAACTTGCTGAAACTAATCGGCGTGGTCAAGGATGGCACATCTGCCAAATGGGCGGCAGCATTCAACCTGGCGGCATTCGTTGGGTTGGTGCTATTGGGTGTATTCCGTCCCGATTTAACTACGGATATCCTGGATGGATACGCAGGCCAGATTGCTGGCGTGTTGCTGTTCCTGCTTGGCTTCCTTATGCAGATCGTTGGTTCCAAGTCAGGACATGATGCGCTCAGTGCTGCCAATGTGCCATTGATCGGGACATCCTATAGCAAACGTGCCTAATCGTGCACCGCATCCATGTGCTGAGCCTGGATGCCCGAACCTAGTCTATAAGGGTAGTCGGTGTGAACAACACCGGCTACCCAAAGATCGCACGGGCGAAGCCAGACGACCATCCGCATCGAAGAGGGGATATGGCCGAGCTTGGCAAAAGAAACGTGATGCTTGGGCTAAAACGCATCCATATTGTGCAGATCCATATGGGATACACCAAGGTCAACGTGTGCGAATGTCAATTGTTGATCATATAAGACCCCTGAAACAAGGAGGCAGAGACGATGAAAACAACTACCAATCCCTATGTAACGACTGCAATAACTACAAGACTGCTCACGATGGCAGCCGTAAGGGTGGGGGAGGCTAAAACTTTGGCATTGGGAGTTGGAGACCGGCGTGGGCAGCTTTGCGCGCGTATCCGCGAAATTAGCAATGGGGGTGGTGCATGACAAAAGGAAGGAAACCAAAGCCAACAGCAATCAAGCGGCTGGAAGGGAACCCGGGCAAGCGCGCGTTGAATGATGCCGAACCATGAAACCGCTCGAACTGGTGGAACGCTCGATCCGCAATTCCAGCCAGCCCGGGGCGGTCGTGCTGGACCTGTTTGCGGGGTCCGGGACGACATTGATCGCTTGCGAACGGACCGGGCGCGTCTGCCGCACGATGGACAACGATCCCAAGTATTGCGCGGTGGTACTGGAGCGCTGGAGCCAGGCCACAGGTCAGCAGCCGGAAATGGAGGGGACATGACCCGGGGACGAAAACCCAAGCCCACGGCGGTCAAGCAACTGGAGGGCAACCCCGGGAAGCGGGCGCTGAACAAGAAGGAGCCGAAGCCCAAGAGCGAGATCCCGCCGCGGCCGTCGCATCTGCGCGGCAAGGCCTATACCGAGTGGTACCGGATCACCAAGGAACTCTACAAACAGGGGCTGTTGGCAAAAATTGACCGGGCTGCGTTGGCCAGTTATTGCATCGCATTCAAACATTGGGTGGATGCGGAGGAGCACCTGGAAAAAGAAGACGCGGTGATCATCACCGACAAAGGCAACCTGGTGCAAAACCCGTGGATGCAAATCTCGAAGCGCTCGATGGACCAGATGGTGAAATTCGCGGCCGAGTTTGGGATGACGCCCAGTTCGAGAACACGGATCAGGGCTGACCTTCCGACCGAGGAAGATGACATGATCAATATGCTTTTTGGCGCCCCTGTAAAGGTAAAAAAATAGTGAATGGCAACGACCATGAAATCACGGAAGGAGGCCTTGCATCCCGCCGAGCAATACGCGCGGGAGGTGGTGGATGGCAAGATCGCCGCCTGCACATGGGTGATCCTGGCGTGTGAGCGCTATTTCCACGACCTGCGAACCGGCGCCAAGCGGGGGCTGTATTTCGACCGGGCGGCGGCCGAGCGGACGCTGAATTTCATCGGCCAGTTGCGGCACTCGAAGGGGAAATGGGGGAAAGGGGGCGGCGAACGGATCATCCTGGAAGGCTGGGAACAATTCATCGTCTGGAATCTCATCGGTTGGAAGCGCATCTCGGACGGGATGCGCCGCTTCCGCACCGGCTACCTGGAGGTGGCGCGGAAGAACGGCAAGAGCACGCTGGCGGCGGCCATCGGTCTATACCTGGCATTCGCCGATGGCGAACCGGGAGCGGAGGTCTATAGCGCAGCGACCAAGCGCGACCAGGCGCGAATCGTGCACCAGGAGGCCATCCGCATGGTGCGCAAGCAGCCGGTGCTGCACAAGTACGTCAAAGTCTACAAGGACAACCTGAGCCTGGAGCAGACGGTCAGCAAGTACCAGCCGCTGGGCGCGGACAGCGATTCCACGGACGGGCTGAACGTCCACGGAGTCATTGCGGACGAGGTGCACGCCTGGAAGAGCCGCGAGATGTGGGACGTGCTGGAGACGGCCACAGGCAGCCGCGAGCAGCCGCTGCTGCTGGCAATTACGACGGCAGGCATCGACCGGAAGAGCCTGTGCTACGAGAAGCACGACTATACCCGCAAGGTGCTGCAGGGCTGGAAGAAGAAAACCTACGAGGACGACACCTGGTTCGGGATCATCTACACGCTCGACATCGAGGCGGGCGACGACTGGAGCGACGAGAACGTGTGGATCAAGGCCAACCCCAACCTGGGGGTGTCGAAATCCTGGGACGATATGCGGATGAAGGCGAAGCGGGCGCGGGAGATGGCCGCGGCGTTGAACAACTTCCTGCGGCGCGAACTGAACGTGTGGGTGCATGGGGAAGTCAAATGGATGCCGATGGAGCGCTGGGACGCCTGCGACGGGGAGTTCCCGGCGCTGGAACTGCCGCGGGAACTGGCGGGGCGGACCTGCTACGGCGGGCTGGACCTTTCGAGCACGTCGGACATCACGGCGCTCGTGCTGGTGTTTCCAGCCGATGATGGGTACTACGATGTGGTGTGCCGTTTCTGGATCCCGGAAGATAATATGCTCATCCGGACGCGCGACCAGGGGGTGAAATACCAGGAATGGGTGCGGGCGGGCTACATCGAGGCCACGCCGGGCGACCAGATCGATAATGACTGGATCTTCGAGCAGGTCAAAAAGGACGCCGAGGCTTTCCATGTCGAACAGATCGCCTTCGACCGCTGGGGGGCGAGCCGGGTGAAGACCGTGCTGGAGAATATGGGGCTGACGATGGTGCAGTTCGGCCAGGGGTACCAGAGCATGAATCCGCCGATGAAGGAACTCGAACGGCTGGTGCTGGCGAAGAAGATCCGGCACGGGAACAACCCGGCGCTGACCTGGATGGCCGACAACCTGGTGGCGCGCGTGGACCCGGCCGGGAATATCAAGCCGGACAAGGGGAAGAGCCGTGAGAAAATCGACGGGATGGTGGCGCTGATCATGGCGCTCGACCTGGCGCTGCGGCACCCGGAGGTGAAATCGGTCTACGAAAAGCATGGGATCCGGACGGTGGGGTAAGCCCCCCTGTGCTCCGAAGGAGCGCGTCCCCCCGAATGCACCCCCAAAAATGCGGGGGGGGACGCGGCATTCAGGGGGACAGTTAGCCGCCTATCTTGCTAGTCAAAGGATTGGTTGAAATCAAGCCAGCGTTTACAGACGCAGTTATTACAGGCAATGGTTCACAACATGCCAACGCTAACAC